GTAAATAATTATGGTATTCATTTCCAAAATGAATATCTCCCGAAATGCCGACAGCGTCCTCATATTCACTATGGAGTACCTTACAATACATAAGAGGAATATTCGCATTATCATACGTAAGAGTAACAAAATAAGAATACTTAAAAGAACTTCCAGCAGTCTTCACTCGCATGGACGCTTTTTTAGCACGCTTATGGATACAATAATCACATTGACCACAATCTACGGCAATGCGTGCACCAGTGTACCTATTCGTGATAAATGAACGATGTTGACAATGATCAACCGCTTTCAGCAATTCAGGAGAATATTTCATAATTATTTACGTTTATCAATCACCTGGTGACGTTTTCTATCACTAAATGATATATGAATAAATGTAGGATACAATATCAACTGGTCAAATGAACAAACGAAATCAGAATACTCATGAATCAGCGTAAGTAATTGACCATAAGTCGTAGAACCATACGGTTTAAAATCAATGGCATCACCTGTAAGGTGTTGCGAATTAGAAACACCTCCGGCGGCTTCATTCTGTTTCGGAGTACGCTTAGCGCTAGTCACCGTAAAATGAGCGTTAGCGCTGAGCAAAGACTCAAGGAAACCAATAACAAAACTATTCATAAGCCAATCGCGTTAAGAATATAACCTAATGCGGCAGAAACAGCACCGATAATAATTTTCCAAATATTATTCTTATTCATGAACAGCAGATTTAGATAATTCAAATTGACGAGACAACTCACAGAAATCATTTTCCTCCTTAATCGAGTCAATAATGACAAGACAACCGGATGAAGCAACTCGTTCAGCATAATCTCCAATGCCATTGAGAGAATTGATAGTAAAAGGCGAAATAACATCACGACCAGTGTTTTTGTCCTTAATAGAAATAATAAATCTTTGCATAATTATAAAATATTAAAATATTAATAATAGTTGTAACTCCTAACTGGGAGCAAATATACGAACTAAAATCATAATTCCAAAGAAAAACTGTTTTTTTAGATTCTACCGTGGAGTGTGAGTTGTGCGTTTATGGACAAGGGAGGGGAGAATCCGAGAGGATAACTCGGATTTGCTTCGCACACAACTAGGGGCTTCGCTTAATTAACAAGTGGGTGTATACAGGGTGTATAGGCACGGCAAGGCAGGAACTGTCTTGCCTTTGCGCGCCTACGCGCTAAAATACCGAAGCGGAACGCTTCTCTAAGGAAGTCGCTCCGCTCCATTTTTCGATCAGGCCCTACGCGGGCGGCGGGTGTATATCGCTCAAACGCCGCGATGGGCTTTTAGTCCTGAAGATTAATAACCAATACCATTAGAACCATTATAGATAGTAGTATTACGAGGACCGTAATCATTACGGAAAATCTGAGCACCGGGGCGCATAGCTCCGATTATATTACCGGCACCTTGGAAAATACGGGCACCATAATCAACAGCGTTACGCAAACCATAAGAGTCAAAGTCTTTCTTAGTATTACCAGCAGACCACTTATAATAATCACGAATAGCTTTGTCCTTACTATATTGAATACCTTTACGATTATTTACATTCTTATAATCCCATAAAGAATCATAATACTGTGTATAATATGCCATATTAGTAGCAGACATAAGGGCATCAGCAGTACCAGCAGCAATCTTATTGCTAATACGCTGTCCTTGAGATTGAGCAGCAATCTGAATAGCACGCTGAATCTCAGTCTGGATCTGTTTTTCAGTTAAAGCACCTTGCTGAACGAGATTATAAAGATATTGGGCCTTCGTAAACAGATCAGATTGTTGCTGAACATCCATATACTTATTAAGAATCGCTTGAGCGTCAGACTGGAGATAAATTTGAGAAGTCTGAGCAGCAGAAAGTTTTCCAGCCGTAACAGCATTCTCAAGTTCTTGACGTTCCTTTGATTGGTCGAGTTCGGCAGAAATACGACCGGTTTCCTTATTCCAATAACCAGACTCACCAATACCAATCTGACGATAATTAGTATCACCTATAATCTTTCTAATCATATACGGGGTCATAGTGTCTATCTGGTTACTTTCGGAAATAGCTTTCTTTGCCTGGGCAAAACTAGCCAAAGCTGCATCAACAGAAGAAAAATCAGGGCGAACGGCCTGCATAGAAACTGGAGACATAGAAGCAACAGCACCACTTGGGGAAGAACCACTACCAGCACCAGTATTCGCGGCAGAACCCTGCAAAAAGGGATTAAGACCGCGTGCAATCATAGCCTCCGGGGAATTATAATCACGAGATTCATTAACCATTTTTTCCTGCCATTCACGTTGCAATCTAGCCTGTTTAGCATTATATTGAGCAGTCTCTTTAGCAATCTTATAATTCATGTCGTTAGTTTTCTTGGTAGACGACATAGATGCAAGACTATTAAAGATAGCACCAATAAAATGATGTTCATTTTTAGGAGAGAGCATACTCTCTCCAATATCTAAAAACCTCATTGAGCAGATCCGTCAGGTGCGGACGAGGACTCGGGCGCTGACTGATTCTCTGCCAACATTGTTTCGGCATAAACCGATAATTCAGACTTCTCGCTAGCCAACTGACGGAGGACAGCCTGACGTTCAGACATAGTCTGACAGTGACGCGAAATAACACAATTAAATCGTTCTTCGTCAGTCATATTATCCATAACAGTAGACGAAGTAGGATGCATCTGGGCAAGAATGTTCTGAACATTCATATCACCAAGCAGATTACGATATTTTTCCTGATTCAGAAGGATCTGAGTCATATCACATTGAAGCAAATCACCGTCAGGAAGTTCGTCATACATAACCGAATCATAAACAGACGGCTGATAACACGGATTATCTTCCTTTAATTCAGGAACATATATATCCTTCTCAAAGTTCTCATTCTTATAAGCAAAACTTCTCATAATCAATACATTAATAAGGTAAACCATTTCTGTCCAAATTTTGGACAGCATATACTTGGAAATTAACATTACACAATAACTGGTCAAATGCAACAGAAGAATTCTTGCCTGAAACCTGAGGCTCAAAAATAGAATTCAATTGCTGAGGACGGACTTTCATGGACTGATAAGACCAAGAACCTGAAGAAGTCAAAACATCCCAACCGTCAATAGGAGCGGACCAAGACTGGTAAGCCAGACCAGAACGGAAACCAGCATGAACTGTATCAATACTAGATTTCCATTGCCAATAACGCAAATTATAGCCAATCGAGGCAGAAACAGAACGACTAGGATTATTATGAAGATTCAAGCCGGGGACAGCCTGCATACCCAATTGGTCAAATGCAGGTTGAGGAAAGTCAGATATAGAAGAAACAGTCAATTGAGGATTTTGACCTGTCAAATTCCAATCTACCAAAGGAACAGCATGATAAACACAAATAATCACCTGATGCTCGGCACCACAATCATAAGTAATAGTATGACCGGAATTAGAACCAACACCTTTACCAGCAACAACAGCCTGAGAATTATCAGCAGTAAGATTTGTATTAAGAACCTCATTAATATTGATAACAGAGCTCCAACCGCCAATATAATGAGCATGATTTCCCATGTATTCGGGGGCTTTAATACCGAACTGAGCAGCCATTTGATCAGAATAGTCCTTACTAGAAAACTGGACTACTTCTTTCCAACGCTGAAGATATTCTGTAGCACGAATTGAAAGAGCAGAGAGGTCAGAATTAACACGAAGTAATCTATCGGAATTAGTAGAATTAGATGAAGTTGTCTGAACAATATTACCGCCAGAAGTATTGCGAACAGACGAGTTACTTATGCCATCAGTAGCACGAGCCAAAATAACATTAGTCGGTAGAGACGTGTCAAGAGCCGGAAGAAGCGCTACCGAACCATACTGAGAATTAGGAAGTATACCCATAAAATAATCTTTAGGGTAATTAGCATACCGGAGTTTCAACATATCAGGAACAACAGCCAGCTGTGATGAGCCATTCCAATAATCAACATTATAAGAATAGGCCAAATGTTTTTCCCATTGAGAATTACTGAAAAAATCAAAATAGACTTTCTGATACGCCAATAGCGGAAGCAAATTTACAACCTGAGAAGACTTATAAACCAAAGGATTATCAGCATCGGCAACATCAGCAAGACCTAAATATGATGCAGTAATTGCCTTTTTAGAAACATTACTACTAGCAAGAAATGAACCATAACCCAATAAGTCCAAAATCTTACAAGAACCATATGAAAACGGAAGACCGGCATCATCAAGCAGATCAGAGCCAGAACCGACAGCAAGAGCAAGAGTATTACTAATATTAAGCAAAGACGTATTAGGTACAGAAGACAACATCTTAGTATTAGAAGTACCGCTATCGGCAGAGGTCATATAATCAGACATCTGGGTAAATGCCTGCGGAAGCGCACGGGAAATTAGACGTAACGGCACAGCATAAAAATCATAATACTCTTTAATACGGGTATAAGCAGCCGTATTAACAGGGACGGTACGGGTAAACCAATCAGAAGAAATACGATACTTATTACCGGGAATAGCAATCTGCCAATAACAAGGTAAAATTTCACCAATCTTAGCGGTAAATAGTTTTTTCGAGCTTAAGTCAAAAGATGACCGATGAGTAGTAATTCTCGCTCGGTCTAGGGGATTAAAATCACTCATAATTAATAATTTTAAAAATTATAGAACTAAACCATACGGTTAAATATATTATTAGCATCATTAAGCTTTTTGTGCTTAATCATATCACGACAGAATGTTGAACTACGGTACCGGAGTTGCTCAAGGAGATGAACCGTTTCACTCGATACGGCCTGCAAGACATCAATTTCCTGCCCATTCTGAGGCAACGCAAACATACAATCTGAGATATCAGGGTATTGGGAACGGAGGCTATATGCATCTCGTAAACTTTCATAATTCTTTTTCGTTTCATATTCTATGCCTTTTTCAAGTATAAACAGAACGCGACCATAGTAAGAATCGATATTAGAACCAAAGTCAGGCAAATGCCAGTTACGAAAAAATTTACAAACGTAAAGGAAAAGCCGATAAAGCTTAGAAATAAAAGCCTGAACGTCAACATCACTAGACAAGTTAACAAACCTAGTAAGGCACCGAGCATTATGTAATATAACCTTATCATCATCTGTGAGAACGGGATTAAGTTTAAGATATTGATAATAAACACGAACAAGGTCTAAAATCGAATCTTGTTTATAATCTATAAATCCGAATTTTGCAATTCTTTTTGGCGTTGAGTGAACAGCGTAAAGAATTCGAGCAATCGCAGTACTATCGTCATTGCGAGCAGACGAGAATCGGGGGAGTAAGGTACGGATATACGACATGGGTGGAGTTGACCGAACACAGAAACCGCCGAAGTTGTAGCTTCTTCCATTAACGACAGAATCGATTTTTGCCTCAATTTGCGCATAAGGATCATCGTCTTCCACGAAATCGCAACCTTTTTCAAAGAATCCAACAGATGCTCGCGACTTGGGTCTAAACGAGCGGCATGAGCGATATAATAAGGGAGCAGAGCAAAGGCTGTTAACGTAACTCGCAACGTACGACGCAGCTCCGCCAGCGGAATGTTGGAAATCTGAACGACCGAGTTTCCAACTCTTATCGTGACATTCTCGTAATACCTTCGCGACTTCGCTCGAGTTCGAGAATAATAACAAATGGAAATGCGGACGGAAGTGTACAGGACCATACTCGCCCACAGCGTAAAAATGTAGCGTCTCATAAGAACCTAATTTTTTAAATAAATGTTTACGTAAACGTTTTATATAGTTCTGGACATCAACGTAGTTCAGAAAGGGAATAAGGTTATCACGACCGTATTGTTCAGAAACGGGATAGTCCGTTTTGTTAAGGGCTTGCGTCTTATGGATAAAACTACGAATAGCATCCATAGAAAGAAACCAATTATCCTTAACAGGAACATATTCCTTAAGCTCACGGTCAAACGGCACAGTACCTTGTACCTGATCGAAGAATATATGACGCAACACGGAGTTATCATCACATTGATAGTCGGAAACAGGGATATAATTATGGTATTCATTTCCAAAATGAATATCTCCCGAAATGCCGACAGCGTCCTCATATTCACTATGGAGTACCTTACAATACATAAGAGGAATAT